TTTGGCGTACAGGATTCAGACGGTGATGTAATCGTGAAGGGTGCGTTTCAAGCATCCATTGACCGTATGCAGTCCGGTGGCCGTCGCCCCAAGATGCTCTGGCAGCATAACCCCACAATGATGATTGGATCGTGGCAGGAAGTGCGCGAGGACGACAACGGCCTATACGTCAAGGGCTCCTTGATCATGGAGACCGAGAAGGGCCGGGAAGCGTATGCACTGATGAAGGCCGGTGAGCTTGACGCCATGAGCGTTGGATTCAACATTGATGAAGCGACTGGCGATCGTGGATTAGTGATTGAACGAGCCGATCTTTGGGAGATTAGCTTAGTTACCTGGGGTGCAAACCCTGATGCTCTGATTGCTAATGTCAAAGGCATTCAGACTGAACGAGAATTTGAGAGTTTCCTGCGGGACGCTGGTTTCTCACGAAAGGAGGCCACCCGCATATCGGGAAATGGCTTCCGGCAAGCAGCTTATCAGCGGGATGCTGATGAAGCAAAACGTCTTGCAATGATAGAAACACTGAAAAAACTTTCATTTAATCAAGGGGTTATCACATGAGTGATGAATTCGATACAGTAGTCGAGGGTATTCAAAAGACCTTCAATGACTTCAAAGAAAAGAACGACCAGCGACTCGAGCAGATTGAGAAGAATGGCAAAGCCGATCCGTTGCTTGAAGAACAGATCACTAAAATGTCAACTCGAATGGATGAGCTTGATGCTGCAAAGGTCGAGCTTGAGAAAGCCCAGACAGCATTGGCTCGAAAGTCCACCCATGCCGACACTGGTGAAGGCTCTAAGCTGGAACAGAAGGCTTCTGAATTTGCCCATCTAGTAGCAAAGCAACGTGGCATCCAGGTTGATGACAAGTTCGGCGCTAATGAACTGGCAGCATACCGGAAGCACTTCTTCGGCATGTTGCGTAAAGGCGATTCGTATGCCAATCAACCTGAGTCAATGAAGGCTCTGTCTGTCGGCTCTGATCCAGATGGCGGCTACACTGTTGACCCGGATACCAGCGGACGGATCATTGAAAAGATATTTGAAAGCTCGCCCATGCGTTCTGTTGCCTCTATCCAGACGATCGGCACTGACGCACTGGAAGGCTTGTATGACCTGAATGAGGCAAGTGCTGGCTGGGTTAACGAGACTGGTTCTCGCCCTGGTACGAACACCCCTAAACTTGGCCAATGGCGCATCCCAGTCCATGAGCTGTATGCAAACCCTGCTGCGACTCAGAAGATCCTTGATGACTCGATGGTCAACCTTGAGCAGTGGCTGTCCATGAAAGTCGCTGACAAGTTCACCCGGATTGAGAATGCGGCATTCGTCAACGGCTCAGGCGTCGGCCAGCCACGCGGCTTCCTGACATACCCTGATGGAACTACTCTGCCCGGCACGATTGAGCAGAAGGATTTCGGGGTCAATGGCGGCTTTGCTACTGACGGCACCGGCGGTGATGTGTTGCTGGATGTTATCTACGCAATGAAGCAGAGCTACCGCTCTGGCGCACGCTGGGTTATGCCACGAGGCGTGACTGCTGAAGTCCGTAAGATCAAGGACGGCCAAGGCAATTACATCTGGGCACCCGGCATCGCTGCTGGTCAACCTGCTAGTCTGCTGGGCTATAATGTGGTTGAGTTTGAGGACATGCCCGACCTGGCCACTGGCTCACTGTCCATGGCGTTTGCCAACTTCGGTGAGGGCTATCAGATCGTTGATCGCCAGGGTATCCGAGTGCTGCGTGATCCGTACACCAACAAGCCTTACGTTCATTTCTACACCGTGAAACGTACCGGCGGCGATGTGCTGAACTTTGAAGCCATTAAAATCGTCAACTTTTCAGCATAAAGGGGCACTGATATGAATCGTGATAATTTACACAGCTCCCAGTCAGTATTGGCCGGTACTATGACATTGTCTGGTACTACTGCGAATTCATCTGATTGGGTAGATACCCGAGGCTTTGACGCTGCACGCTTGGCCGTCATTACCGGCGCTGTAACTGATGCAGGCACAGCCGCTGGATTCTCTTTTGCCATGCAAGAGAGTGACACCACTGCCAATGCTGACGCGACTACCGTTGCCGCGGATGACATCCTTGGGTCACTTGCTGACCTGACTGTCACTGCTGATGGCGACGACAACAAGCTGATCGGTGCCGTGGGTTATGTCGGCGGCAGCCGTTATGTTCGACTGACTGCGACCGGAACAACCGGAACCGATGCAGTTGTTAATGTATTGGGCACGCTTGATTATCCGTCTCGCGCAGCCACTACATTTGTCGGCACTGGCGTCGCAGCTACATAAACCAATAGGGCCAAGGACGGCCTTAACCGGAGCCTGACATGAAAGCCGAAATCACCAAAGATGTATACCGTTGTGCACCGGAAGGCCACACGACTCTGACGTTTTCCAAAGGCGACACAGTAGATGGCCGGGCTGCTGAAATGGCAATCAGTGATAAAGCGGCGCGCCGTATTGATGGCCAGCATCCAAAGAAAAACCCGAATCCAAAAAAGAGATCCACACCAACCCCGAATTATACAAAGCCGTTTAATGGTCCATACAACGAGGGCTGATTTATGGCACTGCGTAACACTGTTAACTACAACCAATACAGAGGTAACCGGCTAGTGACCGCGCCTGCGGTTGAGCCTATTACTGTCGCTGAGGTTAAATCACAGCTACGCATCACCGGCACTGATGATGACGCTCAGATTGATTTGTACATCCAGGCCGCCCGTGAGCAATGTGAGACTTACACCGGGCTTGCTCTAATTACCCAAGTCTGGAAGCTGACCCTTGACCATTGGCCCACTGCTCGGGAACCCTGGTGGGATGGTGTACGCCAAGGCTCAATTGGTGACCTCAGCTCAAGCAGTCGGGCAAGCGACATCATGCTACCCCGCTATCCCCTTCAGTCAGTCGATGCTATTAACGCTGACGGAGAATCTGTTGTCGTTGCTACAACATTTATCACTGACACACAGCAGATGCCAGGCAGGCTTGTGTTGAAGTTTGGGCAGATATTCCCTGACATAATCGACCGGGCCAATGCAATTGACATTCAATACACGGCTGGCTATGGAGCCGCATCAACAGACGTACCCGCACCGCTACGGCTGGCCCTGATACAGATGGCTTCTCACCTGTACGAACACAGGGGAGATGGCTGTAGCACTGTTGATGCCATGGAAAAGTCTGGTGCCAAGAATATGTTTGATAGCTATATAGTTGCAAGGCTTTGACAAATTCATGGAGCGTATAACTTGAAATGCTGTGATCTGACCTCTGGCATGATGCGAACCGCTGTCACATTTCAACGAGAGACCGAAACCTCAGACGGCGCAGGCGGTGTCACAAAGGTATGGTCAACTCTACTGAGCACCCGCGCATACGTTAAGCCGGTGAGTGGTGCAGAGCGGTACAGGGCCGGGCGTTTAGAAGCTACAACTCAGGTGCGGATATGGATCAGGTACACCTCTGATCTGACTACCAGCGACCGAGTGATGTTAAACGGTGAGGCATTGCAGATCAGGGCGCTGATTAACACAGAGCAGCGTAATCGGTATTATGAAATTTTCGCTGAAAGTGGGGTTGTTACCTAATGGCACGCGTTGATATTGATGGCGCTGAAGATGTCGCCCGCAACCTGAGAAAGATGGCCGACAGGTATGGTAAAGCCGTGGCCGATGCAATTTATGAATCAGGTCAGATGGTCAGAACCTCGGCAATAAAATCAATACAGACAACCAGCCCTGGCCAGATCGTGACTAGAACCCGAGAAGGTGGCGGCACGTACCAGCACACAGCATCAGTGCCTGATTCAGCACCCAACACAGATACAGGCCGCCTTGTTAGCAGCATACAAGTCGAGGTAGAGCGCGGCGCAGTGTTTGTCGGCAGCACATTAAAGTACGCAGGTTACCTCGAACTAGGTACACGCGGGATGGCGGCAAGACCCTGGCTGACCCCGGCGTTGGAAGGTAACCGAAGAAAGATTATTCAGCGGATCGT